TAGCCCCCGCTCACGGCTCGAACGTGAGTGCTTGCCTATCGGGGTGCACAATGGTACATTACAACGTTTCTTTGCCCTTATCTATATACTCCTTACAAAATTGGTGGTCTATTACCGCCTCTACATTCAGTGTTTTTGCCGATAGCAAGGTCATTGTATAAGGAGGTAATTCTTTATCTTTATCAGCTACACGCATATAAGTTTCATAAAACGCCTCGCTTAGTACTTTTGCATCTTCAGCATTAGGTGCTTTCACTAAAAAACGCATCGGGTAAGACTCTTTATTTACCATTATTTCTACCTCTATCTGATAGAACTTATTTTGCTCCTCATCATTGTTTTTCTTTGCCAATGATACAAGGGTAAAATACTGCTGCTCTTTGAGTGATTTTATTTCATAAAACCCAATGTAATTTTGTTCGATGTAGTCTGTTATAATTACCCTTGCTACATCTATGCTGTTAGCATATAGGTAGAATGTTCTTTTTTTTCGAGAGATTTCCACTACTGCTATACATATAGTACTGTTACCTAATACAACATCTGCAGTGCGTTGTATTGAACTTAATCGTACATCTTTAATGTCAAGTTCCCCACTCTTGATAAAGAAGTCTATGGTTTGAAAATTCTCATCATTTAATTCTTCGCCCTTAGAAATAATGAGTTCTTTTCGTTCTATGGTTACGACTTCCCCAGTATCCTCGTCTGTAAAATCTTCTTTCCAGCGTCTGTAAAGACTATTCATTAGGTACTTAGATTCTTTTCCTTTCAACAACGCAAGGTCGTTGGAAGTCATTATTTTCTCATTAAATCGGCTTACGGTTTCTTTTTTCATTGCTTATTTTACTTTAAAACTCATTTTTATACTTGCTTAACGAGGGAGAAAAATTGCTTAATATCCTGTTTTTGCTATTCTTAAATTCTCTTTCTCATAACTCAAAAGACTTCTAAGGGCTTCTATCTGATGCGTACAAGTACGGTTAATACGCTCCAACCAATCTACAAGAAACTGTTCCTCTTGTGCGATGCCCTTAACTAAGGCATTTTGAGCCGTTGCCGATAGATATTGCTCCTTTGCTATGGCTATGATAGTCTTTGTAATTTCAGCCGTTGTACGTTGGTTGTAGAGGTATTTTGCCTTTGCAAGCATCTCACCACTACGAGCCATATATACCGACAACTCTTTAATGCGTTCCACCATCTCCTCTGGGTTATCCGAGCAATTAATCTCTAAGTAATTTTGAATATCTTTAGCCTCTTTTTTTAGTGCTTCCATTTTGTCTTTATTTTTAAGTTGCTAAAAGGCAATCAATAATCTTCTTCATATCCACAGTCTTTGATTGATAGACAGAGTAATATAGCTATTACTATGGTACAAGCAGCTTTGGCATATTCCCTTTGAATTATCAGACAAAGGAGGTTAAGGAGGTCAAGGACTAACACCACGACAATCATTACTTTTGTCATAATTACATTTCCTCTTTAATTAACCATTCTTTAAACCCTTCTTTGTCCTTAGAAAATCCTTTATATATTTTCTTTGTTAAGGGTGATTTAGCTACATCAATCAAAGGAAATAACCTACAAACGATTTCTTTAAAGCTATCAAAATCAATTTCAATACCTTCACTTACAAAAGCGTCATAGAAATAATCTTCATCAATTTTTTCTTCATCTTCTGTATTTTTTCCTAAAATAGTTAAGCCTAATATATAGACTTCATAGCTATCTAATTCTGTTCTTTTTATTTTTCTCATTATAATAAAATTTTATGTTACTAATACGGTATGCCGTCCCCTTGCGAAGGTGCTTGTCCGTACTGGTTAAACATTTGCCCCTGCTGATATTGCGGTTGCCCTTGTGGTGGGTACGCTTGTGTCTGCTGAGGCGGTGCGTATTGCGGTTGTTGTGGGTAACCTTGGGGAGGTTGTGCATAACCTTGGGGGGCTTGATGCTGTTGTTGCGCTACATTCGTGGTTTGAATGAGTTCTATTTTCCAACCTACAACCGTATTGAAGTACTTAACCTCGCCTTGCGGACTTGTCCATTCACGCCCTTGCAAGTTAAAATGTATCTTAACCATTTGCCCTATACGCAAGTTGTCTAACAATGCACAATTGCCTTGTTGAAATTGAATGATAATATCTTGAGGGTATTGTCCATCGGTGGTGATTACCAAATCACGCTTTTGAAAACCGTTTTGCCCTACTGATTCGGTGGCAAATATTACTTTAATTCGTCCTTGTATTTCCATAGTTATAATAAAGGTTTTGCTATTTCAATTAATTCTCTTTGTTCTTCTAAAAACATATCTCTTATTTTTTCTGTTTTAAAACATAAAATACGATTACTTTGGATATTAGTCCCTGTTTCAATTACACCACCAAATGTAATTATTGTATGTTTTGTTTCTTTTTCTACATAATTAGGCTGCCAACCCTCATTGTAGTAGTCTCTAAGAAAAAGAAGTTCAAAAAGTGCCTTTGCCGCCTCAGCAAGTTCTTTATTAGGGGCTACTAAATTTTCAGGTAAATAAATATAATTTCTCTCTTTAACTATATCTTCAAATGTAGGTATATAAGGTTTTTGTTCAAACCCCTCTAATATCACTTTATAAGGGTTAGTTGATAGAGTTTGGATTTTTGTTCCAGACAAACAACCTTCATTGTTGTAAAAAATTGGAAAGTCTTCCCCTTTAAAAAATACCCCTATGTAGAACTTATGATCTTTATCATCAAGTATTCTCACTACCCTTCCCTCTTTGTCAGGAAAGTTAATTTGGTCATAAGCCTTTTGTCCTAATTTAAATACTGTTTTCATTTGCTTTCTTGTTTTCTAAAAATTTACCTAACGATATTGTTCCTTGTTTTGTTATAACATAGAATTTATAATTACAACCTTTGTAGTAATCAAAATTATCTTCTACTTCAAAATCTAAGGCTTTTGCTTCATCTCTCTTAGTGTTGTGATTTAATAAATCAAGAATATCTTTCTTTATCTTTGTTAAATCTGTTTTTTCACTGAAAGAACGTTTGTAAAACCTTTTCATCTTTTCAGCTATTTCTTTTTTCATTCCTTTCTTCAATTTTACTTATAAAAACTTTTGCTTTTATGCAGTTCCAATACTTCACTGCTTTCTTTTCTATTTGCCTCAATAAACGCATGTGCCTGCTGTATGCTAAGGTGTGTATTGATACTGCCGTAAGCGTGGGTATATTCGCCATTGGCTCGTGCTTCTTCTATTGCCTGCTGTATGTACTCCTCGCAGTAATTATGCTCAATAGAGTAGAGGTCATAACCTTTGGCAGTTATACCCTCTAAGTGTACCGTATCAGTAGCGTGAAATATCTTTTGCCCACTATTGAGGAATATCCGCCAACCTACATTTGGCACATCGTGATACAGCTTCACTGGTGATACTTTAAACGCCCCGTAATCGTATAACTTACCCACTTGCAGCACATCAATATTGTTTAACCCCTCCAACCTCTCTAAGAGAAAATCAGCACAAGCAATGCGCAAGGTAGGTCGCTCGGCTTGTAATCGTTGTAAGGTTCGCAACTTTAAATGGTCGCCGTGTTGGTGCGTGAGTAACACAATTTTCAAAGAACGTTTTACTGCTTCTAAGGCTTTGAGAGTAACGCCGCAATCTACCATTATTGCGTTGTTGTAAATCACAGCGTTACCCTTGCTACCTGAACTAATTACTATTGTAGGTATCATTCCCATTCGTTAGTTGTTAAGTTATATATACCTCGTGGGAAGTACTTCATTTCAGGGCATTCATTATATTCAAAAGCCCACTTTAAGCCAAAATGCTCAACCATTACATCTCTGGGGTTTTCGGCTGTTATCTTAATCACACAATCGTGGTCTAATGTTTGCCCATTAAAACGATATACGTGCGATTGTCCTAATGTAAAGTAATGCGTTTTCATAGGCTATAGTTTTTTAAAATCTACTTGATTAGGGGCTTCAGTAGGTGTAAGAGGCTGCGCATTATCGGTAGGTTCGTCTTGCTCGATAACCTCTGCATCTATCACTTCACGACCTTTATTTTCAAAAACCCCTTGTTCTTCTTTAGAATATATAGCCCCTAATTGCATAGGGAACGCTTCACGTAAGGCTTGCACTTTAGCTACTTTACCTATCATTGTAGCCTTTTTCTCATTCCAGCTACTTTGCTTCTTGTCGTATTCGCTAAGATTAACTTTTGCTACAAAAGGCTTTGAGCGGTCTTTTCTGTACACTTTTGCCCACGCTCCTAATATATCATCTGTAGGTAGGTGAAAATTACCCTCAACCTCTATTACCTCATTATTGCGTAATAAGATAAGTCCAGCCTCTAAGCCATCGTAACTCGGATTAGCTTCAGCACGCTTCATTAGTGCCTCTTTGCTGACAATCATTTGAGCAGGATTGTTACCAAACTTGATAAGGTACGCTTCGTTTAGAAAAGGGTTTAAACTATTGTAACGACATATATTTATGAAAGTTACTATTTCAGTATCACTTACAGTTGTATTACCCCTTGTAAGGTAGTTTCGTACTATAGCAAAGTTCATTTTCACCTCTTGCCCAGCAGACTCATATATGACTGTTTTACTACCTAAAGTTTCTACTGTTTCGACAGGTATTAGCGGTTGGTTTGTGCTTTGTTGTAATGCTTTATTTTCCATTGTGTTATAATATTTGAATGTTATTACTAATGATGTACTGTTTTAGGGCTTTTAGTTGTGCCTTTGTACCTTGTACTGTGAAGGTAGCCCGTACAACCACATTTTCGTCTTCTTGTGCTACTTGTGTAGTATCTTGCACTGGTTCAGGTTGCACTGGTGCTGCTGGTTGCGCCTCATTAATTACTTGCGCTGGTGCTTGCAAAGGAGCGGCTTCTCTCGCCCCTGCTTCAGCCGCTAACCCTGCTTGCTCT